TGTTGGTGTTCAACCTAATGTAGAAACTATTACAGCCTCTACAGGCTTTACCGTAGTTTGTACAGCCAGCGATACTTCAGTATACAACTACGCAATTATATCTAACGCAGCTTAATAGGGGACGAAATGTCAACTTTAACAACAAACTATAGCCTGATAAAACCGGGTGTTAATGATGCAGTAGACCAAGACTTATGGGGTGGTCAGCTTAATGATGACCTTGATAGTCTTGATACTTTATTAAAGACAGCTACAGATCGTGTAAAGCGAAATGTTTCTGGAACAGACACTGTTCTAATAACTGACAGTAATAAGATGATATTATGTGATGCTACTTCAGCACCATTTACTGAGACATTGATTGCGGCCGCGACTGCAGGAGATGGCTTCAGTATTATTATTGTCAAATCAGATTCTTCTGGTAATGCTGTTACTGTTGATGGTGACGGCTCAGAAACTATATCCGGTTCTGCTACACATGTTCTATCTGGTGAGGGGGATGCTGTCACTTTAGTATGTGATGGTTCTAACTGGTTTATATCTGGAAGTAAAGTTGAAGCGACAGCTGTTGCTGATGCCTCTACATCTACAAAAGGTATAGTTCAATTAGCTACTACGGCAGAAATGCAGACGGGTACTGACAGTGCTAAGACACCAACGCCAGCAGCAATTAAAGGAGCGTTAGGCTTTTCTAACCTTTTTACTAGCTCAGAACAAAGTTTCACCTTCTCTTCAGGGAAAGCTCTTGCACACTCTTTGGGTGCTATTCCTACAATGGTATCTTTAGAGCTTGTATGCAAAACCTCTGATGCTGGATTCGCTATTGGAGATAGGATTTCTTACGATGGTTCAGGTATATCTTTTTCAGACGGCCTATCTCTGTACTATAGCATCACACAGGTTGGGTATTCTATAGCATCAATTGAAGTGATTGGAAAGACATCTTTTTCAACAATAGCAATAACACCAAGTAGTTGGAGAATAGTTCTTAGGGCGTGGGCTTAAATGGCAAAAACTGGAATATACCAACCTATCGATACCCTTGCTGGTGTTCAACCAAGCACGGATAAGACAGGGTTTAAGACACAGCACTATACAAATGCTGACAAAATAAGGTTTGATAACGGCGTTCCTGAAAAGATAGGTGGCTGGGAATCATACACGTTTAACTATAGCGATACTGTTGACGGAACGATAAGGACTGTGTATTCGGAAATCATAAGTGGTAATAGCCTAATTGTTCTGGGTACAAATACAGCTTTATACTCTGTATTAGGAACATCATTAACTAACATAACACCATTAGAAGATAGTAGCACAGCTATTGCTAACAGTTTAGATACTCATTACGACACACTAGCTAATGACGCTTTGTCTGCAGTGATAAATACTCCTACCGTTACAGTAACCGACACAGAATTTGACAAGGTTGAAGTTGGCGACACTATAACTTTATCCGGCGCTACAACTTTTGCGGGGCTGTCTATAGGTGTGTTAAATGGCGACCATATTGTGCGTTCTATAGGTTCAGGCTCATATACCATCAATGTAGGAGCTAATGCAACATCTACTGCAAGCGGTGGTGGTGCTTCAATTGTTAGAACAAGTGGTTTATTGACTGTGAATGTTACTGCACATGGTCATAGTGATGATGACAGAGTGGAGATAGAAGACGCTACTGCAACTGGTGGAATAACCGCGCCACAAATAAATTTAGAATTTAATATAAGAAATGTAGACACTAATTCTTTTGATGTGATGACTGCTGGAACGGCAACAAGCTCTGTTTCTGGTGGCGGTGGTGCATCTACCGTGTATTACATACAAATAGCTGATGGTGCTTTAAACCAAGGTACTGCACAGGGTTATGGTGCGGGGTTATATGGTGCGGGGCTATATGGAACTGCTTTAGTTTCAGATAGTGCTATAACTTTTCCTAGAATATGGTTCACTGATAGATATGCTAACACGGTTATAGCCACTCCAGGTAATCAGACAGGCTTATATCAATGGTTTGGATCAACATCAACAGCACCAGTATTAATAGCCAATGCACCTACAGAAATAAACTACGCTTTTGAATCGGACAATATAATTGTTACTTTCGGAGCGTCAGAGTCTAGTGTTGAGATAGAAAACCGTGTGTTTGCTAGCGACCAGAACGACATAGAAGAGTGGACTTCTAGTAGTGTAAACCAAGTGTTTGACGATAATATAGAGGGTGCAGGCAGGTTAATATCTCATGCACCGGTTGCAGATTATAACTTGATGTTTACAAATAGCCAGACATATACATTTAGATATATTGGCCTTCCTTTTATATGGGAGATAGAAACTTTAGACGAAAACATAGGAATAATAGCCCCTCTTGCAAGGGTATCTGTTAAAGGTATTGCTTATTGGATGAGTAATGACAACTTCTATTTATATAGAGGTGGTAATATAGAGGTAATTAGTGCTAATTCACAGGATGAATCCACTTGCTTAGATTATGTGTTTAAAGACCTTAACTATGGTCAGTCGTCTAAGATTTTTGCTTGGTATAACAAAGATAATTCCGAAGTATGGTTTGACTACCCTTCAAACGGAAGTAATGAATGTGATAGAGCTGTAGTAGTTAATATATTAGACCTAACATGGACGATTCATAATATAGATCGTACAGCAGGGCAACAGTCCGGAATAATTGGTAAAACTCCTTTGCTGGCTAATGTTGGTGCTTTATATAGGCACGAAGTTGGTAATGATGATGATGGTTCTCCAATGCCGTTTACTTTGACGACTAATAAGCGTTATATAAGTAAAGATAATATAAACTTAAATACTATAATTCCTGACAGCATACAAACTGGGGACATATCTTTTAACAATAAAGGGTTTGCTTTTCCACAGTCAACAACCACAACCTATGATATAACAAACACCATAACCGCAGAGACACCATTTATTCCTATAGTATCTTCAGCTAGATTTTATCAGTATACATGGTCTGGCTCGGTATTGGGGCAAGATTGGAAAATGGGAGCGTGGTTAGAGGAAGTGCAGAAGGGTTCATCACAATGAGAAAATATCCTTTATTCAGTGATAAAAGACCTGCAAGCATTATTGAATTACTTACTTTTATTGTTAAAGAAAGACGCAATGACGTTAACGACTTTTTTAACTTAAAAAACATCTTTATTTCTGGGCGTAAAGTTGCTAAAATACCTACAGGAGCCTCAGATATAGCAATCACTGATAGAGTTGGTGATTTTAATTATGATATTAGTTTTATCTATATAGTTGTAGATAATTCTGGTGCTGCAGAGTGGCGTAGAGCTACTTTAGCGTCTTGGTGAGGTGATATATGGGATTTTTTAGTGGAGTTTTAGGTAGTATAACGGGTCAGCAGGCTCCTACAGGAAGAACTAAATCAACTGGTGGCTTTGCTACGCTTCCAGAGGAGTTGCAAACGCCTTTTACCCAATTTGGAACACAAGTATCTGATATTTTTGCGGATAGACCTGCTCCAGTTCCGGGGGCAGCAGAACAACAAGCTTTTGGACAGATAGGTGCAGGAATAACACCGACTCCAGAAACACTTCAACAAGACATATCTATGTTGATGAATCCTTTTGATAAATTTGTTATTGATGAGATTAACAGACAGGCTACTGGTGAAAGAAGTTTGCTTAGCCAAGAAGCTACTCGTGCTGGTCAGCAGGGTTCTAGTCGTGAATTTGTAGGAGCAGGTGATATAGAAAGCCGTAGACTTGGTGATATAGGAAGGCTTAAGCAAGGACAATTTAATCAGGCTATACAGAATGTATTAGAGCCATTAGCTGGTTTAAAACAGCAAGATATAGCTAATCTACTTGGTCAAGGACAACTAGAGCGTGATATCCCATTCCAAGATATACAGAAATTTGGCAGTTTATTAGGTGCATTACCACAAACTGGAGGGACTGTTTCAACAGGGTTCACGGGTAGAAAAGAAGGCGATATAGGAACAACATTAGCTAACGTTGGAACTTTAGCAGGTCTTTTTTCTGATAGAAATTTAAAAGAAAACATAAAACATATTGGCGAGGAAAAAGGTTTTCCAATTTATGAATTCAATTATAAGAATGACAATACTAAATATACAGGAG